TAGCCCAGGTTGTAGCTGGTCACGCGGTAGTAGGTGCCCGCAGCCTGCTCACCGGTACCGTCGTAGGGGAGGAGGGTAGTGCCATTCAGCACCAAGGTGATCGGATTCTCAGGGTTGCCGATCGCGTTGCCCTGGAGATCGCGGTCCTGATGCTGGCGTACGATCGGGAAGTTGGCAGTCTTGATGGTGGACTTTGTGCCATCCAGCTGCGAGGCGAACGATTCGGCCGATACGGGAACAGCAGCGTAGCTGTCCGATGCCCGCTGCAGGTGGTTCATGATGCGGCGGCAGACCAGCTCACGAAGGATACGGGCGTTGGACTCGATGTTGCGCGCCATCGCGTCCCAGTTGATGGCCGATGCCTGGCTGAAGTGGGCGACTTCGTTGGTGATGACCATGGCCAGCTTCATCGGCAGGATGTAGGCCGTGTCCATGTATTGGCCGATGCCGGCCGGCGGGATCGGCTTGCCTTCGAACACGATGGCATCGTTCACGATAGCCGAGGTGTCGCGCAGCTCATAGGGAATCTGGGTGGTGGTCGTGGCCTGGAAATCGGTCAGTGTCTGCACCAGCTCCAGAACACGCAGGTCCGACAGGGCTTCGCGGATCACCTCGCGGCGGAAGCCCACTGGCAGGTTGGTGTTGCCCATGTTCACGGTGCCACCGGCCAGGATCTTGGCTTCCGTCGAGATCTCCGGACCATGCAGCTGATCGAAGCACGACAGCACGCGCTCGATGAAGGTCGTCTCGGTCGGCAGCAGACGCAGGCGTCCTTGCCGGTGGAGGTCGGTGAGAGCCAGGCGTTCGCGGTACTGACCGGAGAGGCGGATGGCGTCATCGTGGACGACCACGATGTTGGGTTGGTGAACTTGGCCGATGGCCACCGGGAAACCCATGGACGACAGACGGCGTGCGGCGATTTCGCGCTGGCCACCGGCGATCGCGACTGCGGCCAGTTGCCTGACTTGCTCCTCGGTCATCCCGGCCACCAACGGGCGATTCTGTTCGGACAGCAGAACGCGGGTGTCTTCGTCCAGGCCCTGGTCAGCGGTGATCAGCTCGGAGAGCAAACGTTCATTGGCTGCGACGGTCGCGGCTTGCGCAGTGCGCTGGCGCTCGCGCTCGTCGAGTTGTTGGGCGAGCAGGCGGCTGACATCGTCAGCGCTCAATGCGATGCCTTCCGGGATATTGACGGAGAGCTGTACGGACTGGGAGGAGTGCTCGGCCAGTTCGCGGCCCGCAGCGTCGAAGCGATCGACGATTTCCTGGGCGGCGGTTTCGTCGGCCGCGAGTTCGATGACCTTGGTGGCAGTGGCCACCAGATTGTCGATGACCGGGGCGGCTAGCTTGCGTGCCTTCAGGGCCTCGGTCAGCTTGCGCAGCAATTCTGCATACTTCATTTTTTGCTCCTGGAGTAGGGTTGAGTGCAGTTCGGGGTGGATGAAGACCGGGATACCATCATTGGTACCGGCAGATAGGCGGATAGGGTCAAGGCCCTTGATGACTGGCCTGATGGTCAGGCCCGCGCCCAGCATGACCGGCCCATGGTTGAGCTGCTTTTCGTTGTCCCGCCACTGCTCGTGATATTCGAGCGAGAGATACCGATATCCCTTGTTCTTCACCGCGTCGATGCCGTAGGGGGTCCATTCGACCTGGGCACGGAAGCGATCGCCCTCAATGCGGACGGCGAGGATGCGCGCTGCAGCGCCGTTACCAGGCTTGTGGTCGACATCAATGAAAACATCCTGCCCGAAGACCCCGTTGTTGAAGTTCTCCGCCATCTTCATCAGCATGCTGTGCGTGATGTCGAACTCGCCATAGCGAGGGTCGGAGAAGTGCCCGGTGCGGGTGAGGGTGATCCAGGAGGAGGGATTCCCGTTGCGGTCACTGACCGATACATCGGCCAGGACGCGCACTGGTCCTTCAGCCATGCCACTCAGTTTGATGTGTCGAGGGTTGTGCATCGATTCGCCTGGTAGAAATTTGGTGCGCCGCCCCGGCAATGTGAGGAGGAGACTTACCCGGGGGAACCCGGCGCACCCGAAACTTTTTGACTCAGGCGATAGTTTCAGGGGGTGGTCAAATCAACGGTAGGGGGGGAGGTGTTACTTCTCCTGCTGGCGCTCCAGACGTTTCTTTACCGCGCGCCAGGTCGATCTCACTTGGGATGCTGGAAGATCTCCCGCCTCGAATGCTTCGTTCTTGTTGACGCCGAGAATGCCTTGCCGGTCCTTGCTGGCCACCGTCTTCAGGAAATCGACGACCGTCTGTTTTCCTTTCCGATCCTCGTCGGTGACCTCGTCGCGATAGACCACCACCTCGAAGCTCAAGGTGTTGGGATGGGCTGGGAGCGGGCTGCGGCCATGTGGATACACGCCGGGGCCGAGTCCGAAGAGATTGGCGCGCGCGTGCATATCGCAGATGTCAACGCGAGGATGGCGCGGCGAAAGCATGAATTTGGTACCGATGGTGTCCAGATCCGCCGCGGCAGCGCCTTGATATGCAACGGTGTGAGCCCGGTTCACCTCTGTGCGTAGGACGCGCATGGTGTTGTCGAGAGGATTGCCGGGGCCGCTGGACAGGCTGCTCGCCAAACCTTCAGCGACTTGCTCAGGCCTGGCTGCACGGGCGGCCATATCCAACTCGGGCGGGACAGGTACCCCCCGCTGAACAAATTCCAAGGCTGCCTTGGCGGCTCCGTCGCCCCGAGCGACCGCTGCCTGAACTTGCGTTCGAAGGATATCGTCAGCGCGGCGATCGAGGCGCCATATACGGTCCGACAGTCGGAGGCCGCTCGGGTCCTGGAAGGTGCGGACCCGTTCAATGGCAGCGCTCCTCGCATTGAAAACTGCGGTGGCTCCGATACGCTGGCCAAATGGCCTGGCGCCCAGGTCCGCGGCAGCGGCTATTCCGTCATCGAGAATTTTGTTGCGCGCCTGCGCAAGTTTTTGCAGCTCATTGTCGAGCTGCTGGATCAGCACCGCCAATGCCTCCGTCTGGATGGAATTTCGTGCGCCCGCGATGGCCATGATGCGGCCTCTCATTTCTCCGATCGCGCGGTCGTAGAGGGCAACAAGCTGCGATCGGTTCTGCCGGTCGAGCGCGATCAGATCCTCCTGGGACCGCTCGGACTCGCTCTTGACTTCTTCCTGGTCGGGAGTGAGTGGCATTATTTCGTCGAGATGGATGTGGCCGAGGAACCCTTGGGACCATTGCCGGGGGTGATGCTGACGGTGGGGCGGTCGGAACCAGCTGCAGGATCAGGATATGGATCATCTTCCTCACGGGCGGCGTCGCGCCGAGCACGCACCGTGGCAACATCAAAGCCCAACTCTTCCCAGAGCATATCGGAGGGAATGCCCAGCGCTTGGAGCTTGAGGGCCCGGTCAGCGGCCTGGTTTGGCGTTTCGGTCCGGCGTTCTGCGAACTTCACCTTGATCTCGTCGTCGCCCAGCACGATCCCCTTGAGCAGTAGCTGCAGCCTGAAGGTGAACTCGTAGGCGAAGGCGATGGTGTCTTGAAGGCTATCGATCTCGTCAAAATAGTCGCCCTTCAGGTCCTGCAGAATGTCCCGATTCAAGCCCTCGGTGTAGCCGGCGAGGCCCTTGGGAATCGGAGTGCCGGAGAACATGCAGTCGAGCAGGAATGCGACGTCCGAGATCTGGTCGAGATTGCTATCGCCCTGGATCGCGTTCACGGCCCCTTTCTTGTTCATGAAGAAATCGGTCGTGATTTCGCTTTGCTTACGCATCACCTTGGCCTCGTACTGATCCATTTCGGTCTGGTTCGCGCCCTCCAGCACGTGAGCCAGTCGCAGGGGTGCGCGGGTGCGCCGGCGCACGACCATGTCCTCTTCGGTCATGCGCAGTTTCAACCAGGTGCTGCGATTGGCATCAAGGTAGGGGCGGCCCATGCTGCCCATGTCGTCGTAGTTATCGGCGTCGAAGCGGACCATCGTCAGCTGCCAGAGCGCAAAGTCCGCGCAGGGGCGGCCGGTGACCAGATCATGCTGGCGATACGCTTTTGCGACATCAGCGAATTGCCCGGCGGCGTTGACGACAGGAACAATGGTCTCCGCAGGCATGCGGATCAGCCGCTGGATCCGACGGCCCTCATCCATGACCACCTGCAGCGGGAGGTTGCCCTCCATGATCATGCCTCGGCAATCGCTCTTGAGCTTTTCCGGCCGATTCAGCTCAATGCGGGAGAGGAATGCTTTCCACTCGCGCGAGATGATCGGACTGGGTGATTGAAGCTGCAGCACCAGCCCGCCCTTGATGATGTCCCTGGCCACTCTGCTGTGAATTTTCTTGATGCGCCCATCCATGCGGTCGGCGGCACGTACGTCGAAGATGGCTGCGCGCAGCTCCGGGTCGACGAAGAATTGGTTATAGAGATCTCGGTACCGGGCATCTTCGCGGGTACGCATGCCAATTTCCGAGCTGGAAGGCAAAGGCTCAGTGGGCAGCTTCCCGCGGAAGAACTGAACGAAGCCGTCAAAAATTCCCATTTTCTTCTTTCGTGATAAAGGTTACCGAGCGCCAGCCATCGATCATTCCGAGGTTGGCCAGCTCGCGGATCATCGGTATCGCCTCCGGCATATGCTGATGCACCAGGCTCTTCGTCTCTCTGGCGCGCTCCATATCGCGGCCACTAAGCGGCGGCTTCGGCGTGGACGCGGTCGAGGGGGCATGCGTGCGACTAGCCCCCGGTTGATATTTGCTCTCATCGCCCAAGGTGAATTCCTCCGGCTGATACCCCGAGCAGTTCGTCGCGCGTGCGTTGGATACCGCTGATGATGGTCTGCACCTCTGCCGCGCCGGCTGTCATGTGGCCCCAGAGAGCAGCGCAAAATGCATCAAAGAAGTCGTCGCCGATTTTCGTATCGACCTGCTTGTAGCTGGGGTAGCTTCCGGTCTGGTTTGCTACCTCCTTGATGTTCCCAAGCTGCCGAATGAGGTCGCGCCAGTCCTTGCTCACATCGTCCTCGCCCTCTTCATCGAATGCCGGTATGGCCGCCCGCCTGTTGTGGAAGAGCGCGCGCAGCGCAGACGCCATGCTGTGTTTCGTCATGCCTTCGAAGCGGATCGGTGCAAAGGCCCATTCCCTCCAAGCGGACGCATTACTCTCGCCATCGGCAATCGTGCGGCGATCGATCTCGGTCAGCCCCTGATGAAAGAGATCGTCGTTCACCGAGGTCAGCATGCCCACGCCGTATGCATCGCCCAACGCGTGGTCCGGCATGAAGTAGCGCCATAGGCCGACGAGTTCGCGCCGGATCACGTTATCGTCGGTGCCTGCAGGCCACGCCCGGGCAAAGATCGGGACGATGAAGCTGCCCAGCTCCTCGGTGACGACCAGCGCAGATCGCGAGGCCGTCAGGCTTTCCCCGTGGCCGGTGTGGTCATAACCGAACGAGATCTTGCCGCGCTTCTTGTACTTTGCCCCTGGAAGAGGCCCGGAGATTTCCAGGCGTGCCTGCATGCCGATGGCCATGGCCAAGCGGATGTACTTTTCCCAGATGTGGTTCTGAGCCTGGATGTTTCGGCATACGTACTGCCGAATGTATTCCGGCCCGGGCATCTCGTTGCGCTTCTGCAGAATGTAGGCTTGGTCGAGAATGCCGAGCTCCAGCGCGAGGTACACGTTGACGACTGGCAGCACATGGTAACCCCCTGATTCGATAAGGCCGGAGAGCGTGTCCGCGCCTTTGAATACGCCGGTGATGCGGATCTGCGGCTCGAAGACGGTGCCATCGGGAGCGCCGAGGCGCTGTGTGCCGGCCAGCATCGGGAACAGGCGAGAGTAGAGGCGATCGGCGGGCATATCGTCGATCTCTTCCAGGGACGCGAGCGAGAGGCCATCGCCGTCAATCTGGGACATGATCCCGTACGCCTGCGCACGGCTCTTATTGAAAAATTCGTACTTGGTATCCGACTTCTGGGGACGTCCGTTCTTGTAGTTGATGTAGGCGCTGAGAATAGGAGAGCGCTCGATCGCCTCCAGGTGGTACCTGAGATTCGCTTGAGACTGCTGTTGGCGCGGAGCGAAGATGCCTTCCTCCTGGTGAGGGTGGCACGCAAGGAATTTCAGTGCATACATCTCCTTGGCGGAGGTCTTTCGGCCGCGGCGGCAGGAATAGTCGACCGTGTTGCGGTGCTCGTCCATCTCGATCTGTTTCAAGATCTGCACGGGGTCCAGGTCCACGCCATGCACATGCTTGTGCCACAGCGCGTGATCATCCTTGTAGCGGTGAATCTCCACCTCCGCTCGGTTTGAGACGGTGATGCGCTGCCGCGATGAAACGCGCTGGCCGGTCATTTCTTCTCAACAGCCTGGACGTCGATCACATCGGCCGCGCCCCGTGCCTGGGCACCGGCATTCTCCGCTTCATGCTCCAGCAGGATGGGGTCGGCGGCAGTCGAAGCGTTCGCCCGCATGACCTTATTGCGGAGGTCTTCCAGGGCTTCCAGCTTCCGGCGTTGATACTCGTCGACGCTGATCGCTGGTGCAGCGGTAGAGCCGCCGAGGTGCCCGGGAAAGATATCCTCTTCGTCGACCACCTTGTTTGTCATGCCCATGTCGGCGAGCGTCAGGTTGTTCTTGCTCAGGAAGTCCGTCAGGGGCTTGAGTAGCGGATGGGCTGAAATCTCTGTGATGGTGCGCTGATCGCCCCATTCATCGGTGTACCTGGCCAGCACCAGCGTCCCATTCGAGTCGAAATGAAATTCGGGGCGCTCGACCTTCACACCATCGTTGATGATCGTGAGGATGATCTGCTGCAGGATGGAATACACGGCCGCCTGCATCTCGGAATACATACCTTGCAGCACGCCTGGCTTGCGTTGCTCGAAGGCGGCCTGGTGGAGCATGAAGTTCTGCGTCTGCTTGACGCAGCAGGGCTGCTGCTGGCACCAGACGCGGTCCACATCGCAGGTGTTGCAGAGGGCATATTTCCCCGGGCGTGCAGGGAAGTAGGTGGCGACCTTCGCAGATGCGCCGTGCTTCATGGCATTGAAGCGAGTGCGAAGAGATTCTTCCTTCGTCGGATGGCCCTCCAGATTGGCCGCGCTGGCGGCCTTGCCGGCGGCGGTCTTGGGGCCAGTGGAATTGCTCCAGGCCTTCAGCAGCGCCCGCTCCCACGCTGCCTGGTTGCTCTCGGCACCGCACCGCGGGCAGACAGCGAAATAGCGCCAGGGATGGTATTCATCCTCGGGCGCGTCCTCGATCCGATCCGGCACGGCCTTGAATTTTCCGCATCCGCACTGGAATGTGACCTCGGTAAGGGCTTGATTTTGGTTGCGTTTCGACACTGGGCTCAGATGCAGTACTGGTGACTGAGCCAGTGTGCCCCCTCCGTCAATACATAAGGAGGGGGGGAGCGGACCTACGCGTCCTTGCTCCGGATGCGTTCGACCGCCACATCAAAATAGTGCTCGGTCAACTCGATGCCAGTGAAGTGCTTGCCTTGGGCGATCGCTGCAACACCGGTGGTGGCGCTACCCATGAACGGATCCAAGACCCGAGGGCCGCAGGCTTTCAACAGCCCGTCCATCAGAGGCAAAGGCTTCCCGACCTGGTGAAGTTTCCCACCGCGTTGTTGCTGGACGTTGAAGACACCCGGCGAGTAGGTGTCGCCGGCCAGCATGCCTTTGCTTCCCCACACGAAGAACTCTGTCTGCGCGCGGAATCCGCCCTTATAGGGGCGGCTGCTGCTCCCCTTGTCCCAGACGCCGACCCCGCGCCAGGTGAAACCCGCTGCTTGGAGGGCATCGCTAGTTACAGGCAGCTGGCGCCAGTCGGTGAACACGATGGCCAGACCGCCGTCCTTGAGCTTGTCGTAGCACAAGGCCATCCAAAGAGCAGACCAGTGGAGATAGCTGCGCTGATCCTTGCTGTCGCCCGCGAAGTCCGGAAAGGCCGTGCCACCATTATTCAGATACTTTTGCCCGGTGGAGGCGGCACGATTTCCCTTGGACTGGCCACCGCTGGAGTAGGGAGGGTCAGTGACGATGGCGTCAAAGCCTGGAGATAAGGTTGGGAGGACTGCCAGGCAGTCCCCGCGATGAAGTTCAGCGCCGGGGAGGCGGACGAGTTGAGTGGCTTTGCGAACGCGCGGTGAGGTCATCGAGCAGGTCCTTTCTGCTAGACGCTCCGTGGCGCTCATATTCGGCACGCGTGGTGCTCAAATGATTGAATGCCCCGCATCGGGGACATTTGATGTTCAGGTGAATATATTCACCTGTGGCAAGTTTTTTATTGCAATTAGCGCATCGAATTTCTTTCAAGATACGAGCCTTGTGTTAGGCTTCGGCTGCCGTCGCGACGGTGACGGGCCTTGGCTAAACGCTGGCGTTTCAGCGGGAGGTGGTTGATGCCGGTGCTGCAACACTTGCATCGATCGCCCGTCCTTTTCCCGGCTCCTGCCGGATGGGCCTTTGAGGCCGACGTCCAAGAATAGCCCCGATAACGGGGCAAACACAGGGGGGGCTGATGACTACTGTTTAAAAATACAGTAGTTTACATCCCATGAAGCTCCCTCCCAACTTTCCGCCCGACCTTCATCCCTTGAACTCTGCTGAGCTGCGTGAGCTCTGGGAGCAGAGCAAGTCACCCGAGATGAGAATTGCTCTGTGGGAAATTCGCCGTCTTAAGTTCTTCATCAACCAGCGCTACTGGGATGTGAAGCATGCCGAATACCTCTATTTTCCCGATGCGCCGGGCACTCTGTCGTGGATAAAAAGCGAGCTAAAGGAGGAGGTGAAGGAGGCTTGGCCGAGGCCTGCAAAACGCGGAACGGGCGGTTCGTAGAGTGCTCAGGACGGGGGTTGTGCGTCTGAATGTCGCGCTGGTATTGGGTGATTGAGGAGTGGGCTTGCCGCGCTCTCCTGAAAATCTTCATCATGCTGCGTTCAAACTGCGTAGGTTCTGGGGCAATGGAATGCGAATAAATTGCGGCCGGCTGGTTCGTTGTGTGAACAGGTCGGGGAGCCAGAATACGAAAGCCTCGCAAGTTTCTTGCGGGGCTTTTTTGTTTTTGGTCCTGCCAGGCATCACCTCTGTTTGCTTGTGCTCAAATTTAGCGCAATTGAGCTAGAATTGAGCGCATGAGCACCCTCAGTGACGCCCTTTTCTCCAAATCCATCCAAGCCATTCTCGGCCAGCTGTTCCTGCGGCCGGAAGGGATGCACCTGCGCGCACTGATGAGCCGCACCGGCATCAGTTCTGCATCGGCTCAGCGCGAGCTTGGCAAATTGACCGAGGCCGGGCTGTTGCTGCGGGAAGAGGTGGGGCGCGTCTTGCTCTACAAGCCCAATCCGGACTCTCCAATTTTTTCGGAACTGAGCGCCATTGTTCGCAAGAC